TTGGCTCCCGGTCAGTTGGCTCCCGGCTAATTGGCTCCCAGCACTCTCTTAGCCGCATACCGTCCCGCGTTGTTCAGATTGCGCTGCCACGCTCCCTCGCTCGGCGCCCACCTAAAGCCCCAGCGCTTAAGGTTGTCGCGCGTGGCTTGGTCGGGCTTGCCGGGGTAGAAAAGCTGGATGCGGGCGATGTCGGGATCTTCAACCACGCGCACCTCGCCCACCATGCGCTCGGTCTTTCCGGTAGCCTTGGCCGCCGCGAGGCTTGCGCGCCGCTTCTCGAGCCTGCGGATATTTGCGCCGAGATTCGTCAGCTCGAAGTCGGGGAAGCCGCGCCGCCCGCAGAAGTCCGGAGTAAAAAGCTCCTCGACCTTCGCCGGGGTCTTTACGATCTCCAGCAGCCCCGCGCGGTCGCCCTTGCGGATGAGAGCGTTGCATTTTTTCATCATTTCCCGGTCGCTCTTCATCTTGGCGATTTTCGCGTCAATCGCCTGCATGGCGTCGGGATCGCCGGCATATATCGCGGTATTATTCGCGGCGGCCCGGGCTTTGTATTCCAAATCATCAGCCTTGCGCTCAGTTTCCGATGCCTTGCGGAACTTGTCATCAATCCGGCCACGGTATGCCCTATCGCGTTTTTCGGAGTAGTGACCTACTAGGATCGGCTGCCCCATCGGAATAATCGACGCCATGCGTGAACCCTCAGAATAAAGCCGGTTCGCTTCTTCGCGTGCTTTTTCCGCTCTCTCCGCGTAGCGTTCTGCTCTTGACAATCTTGATGCTGACATAATTTCATTTTCCTCCTCTTATCTTTGCCCCGCCGGAGCGTGGCTAAAGCCTTATAGCTTTGCTAACATTGACTACCGGCTCCCCATCGGCTCCGGTACCAACGACCTTGCCATATATCCTATAGGCTGGCCTATCCTTGACTAGTGCCCAGGTTGCCTGCAGGGTGCTGTCAAGCAGGATGCGATATTTGTCTCCGACAAACTCAGCCTCAAACACAGACACTCCAGCCTCAAGGCAGTTGTCGCGATTGTTGACCGATCTGCCATTTTTGGGGCAGGCGCCAAAGCGGATATATCCGCGCTCGGCATGAGCAAACTCATCATTGGCTCTCTGCTGTTGCTCTGTGATGGCCTGGGCTGTTGCAAGATGCGTCACAAGATAATCGCCAGCATAGTCGCATGGCTCGCCGCTGACCACAAACCCGCTTGCAAGTAGCTCGCTGCGAGCGTTATCGAGTGTCGGCCACCTATAGGTGCCTCGGCCAAGTTGTGTCGTGCTATCGATGTACCAATCAGAGGCCGAATGGATTAACAGAGAGTTAGCCATCAGGTGACCCAGTGAGTCTGTATACCGATCTAGTGTTGTCATCTTAATTTCTCCTTCTAAAAATTTCTTCTACCAGAAGAAAACTATCTCATCTCACGGCAACACGATGATGGTGGGGTATTTCGCACCGCGCTCACGAAGCATCTTCACCACCGCTTTCTTTGCCTCGGCATAAGTACCGTAGGCGCTGAGGGTCTCAGCCGGCTTGCCATACTCGCGGCACTCAAACATCCAGCGACCGGTGCCGCGGGGTTCCTTGCCGTGAGAGAATACATACTGTGTCGTTTTGATTGTTACTGTCATCTTGGCCTCCTTTCTGATCTGATTATAATATAACCCAAGCCGCTTAGGTTGTCAAGCGATAAAATAATAATTTTTGCGATTTTTTTGAGGAAAACTACTATACAGGCGTATAGATAAAAAAAGCCCCATAAAAAAGGCTATTGACAAATAATTAGAATATGGTACGCTATACTCGGAGGTTTTATGGTAAGAATTGCCTGCAAAACAGCCGATTTATTGCCGCTCGATGCAATAGAAGACCTACAGGGCGGGTTAAAGAAAAGAAGCAAAAAAGATATTGAGCTGATAACAAAGTCCATTGAGAAATACGGTTTTTCATTTCCGTTTTTTGTCTGGAAAAATGGAGAACATAATTATTGCCTCGATGGGCATGGACGGCGGCTTGCGCTGCTTGAGCTGGAACGAAAGGGCGAGGAGATACCACCGTTGCCGGTAGTTTATATTGAGGCGAAAGACAATGAGGAGGCGAAGCAGAAACTACTTAGATTAAATTCTCAATATGGAGCGATAAGCTATGATAGTCTCATGGAGTTTACAAGCGATATTGTAGTTGATTTTGGTGATATAATTATTCCTTCAGGTGAATTAAATATTACTGATTTTGACAGTAAATTTACTCCAGAGTTAAATCCTGAGATTGGGAATACTGAATATAGCCAAAAGGATGTTGATTCTGCGAGAGAGAAGCTTGAAACGAAATACTCAAAAGATAATGAACCGAAAAAAGTGACTCTTTATTGTCCTCATTGCTTTAAGGAGTTTTATATGGGAATTGAAGATCTTGAGATAATGATAATAGAGGCAAAAAACAATGAATAAACCAATGCCTTATAGTATGATGGATTGGTTGTATAATGTAATAAACAGTATGAATTGGATATTTGCTAAGTCGATGCCTAGGAACCCTCATGAATATTGTTTGAGAAGCCAAACTGATGATGAGACGTTCGTGAGGTTTGTTAATATAATAAGGCATTATGGGTATGAGGAAGAATATTTCGGAAGAGTCTATATTAGGCTTGATTTCAACGACTATTATTACTGGACCATGGGAGACACTATTGAGAACACTATCTTGATTAACAGGAAGCGCAGAAATGGTGCGCAATATGATTTGATAGCAGACAAATACGATGATTTATTCAAGGATCCTGAAAGCATTGCAGAAGATAGAGAGATAGTTAAAATGATAAATTATAATTATGGTAGGGTACTTGATATAGGATGCGGCACAGGACTGCTTGCTGATTATTGTGTATTTGATGATTATGTTGGTATAGACCCATCATTAAAAATGCTCGATATTTTCCGCATGAAGCACAGTGAGTATAATGATAAATTAGTGCATACTAACTTCGAGTCATTTTATGATCCCAAAGGATTTGATCTAGCTGTCGCATTATATGGAGTGGNNNNTATGAAAAAACGCATAAAGAGATGAGTAGATATATGTTTAACGAGTACATTAAATTGGTATTCGGAAGCGAGCCGGTAAAATATAGGGACTATCTGATTTACGAGGGCTTAAAATGCCATTAAAGATATTTCTTGAACAAAACGTTTATGAAGCAGCAATTGAAAGAATAAACTGGATTTTCGATGAATTCGAGAATGTTATTGTGAATATATCCGGAGGCAAAGACTCGACAGTAGTCTACCATTTAGCATTACAGATTGCTGAAGAAAGGAAAAGGTTGCCGCTTCCGGTAGTATTTATCGACCAAGAAGCTGAATGGGCGCACACTATAAAGATTGTGCGCAGTATCATGGATGACCCAAGGGTAAAACCAATGTGGTTCCAAATGCCTATTCGTATATTCAATGCAGCATCTCATAGTTCGGATTGGTTACACTGTTGGGCGCCGAGCGAAAAATGGATGCGAGAAAAAGAGCCTAATAGTATAAAAGAGAATGTATATGGTGTTGATAGATTCAACGAGCTTTTTGGCGCGATTATTGACTATCATTATCCTAATGAGCCTGCATGTCATATCGCTGGCGTGAGAGCGGCTGAAAATCCAAAACGAGCGATGGGGCTTACTCAGTCGATATGCTATAAGGATGTAACATGGGGCAAGATAGAAAACAAGAAGAAAAAGCATATAACGTTTTATCCTATTTACGACTGGAACACTTCCGATGTATGGAAGGCTATTCATGAAAACAAGTGGGAATATAACAGAATTTACGATTACATGTATAGCTACGGGATCCCATTAAACAAGATGAGAGTATCGAATCTCCATCATGAGACTGCTCTTGAGTCGCTAAAAATATGTCAAGAGTTTGAGCCTGATACGTGGAATGCTTTGCTCAGAAGAATAGACGGAGCAAATTCTATTAAACAACTAAAGAATGATGCGACAGCTACACCGAAAGAATTACCTTTCATGTTCACCTCATGGAGAGAATATAGGGATTACTTGCTTAATAATCTTGTCGTGATGGAAGACGCTAGAGAAAGATTCCGCAAGAGATTTGCAAGGATGGACGAGACTTATGATGGGATGCATAACATAGATGATATGTATAAGGCTCAGATCACGGCTATTTTGGCTAACGATTATTTCATGACCAAGCTAGATAATTTTGAAAGAAGGCCTCCTGTTTATGCATATAGAAAATACAAAAGAACAGGATTTATTACAGGCAAAGCGATAAGAGACGGTAATGCCTATATATTCGGAGAAAATAATGACAAAGAGTCAAGAAGAGCTTATAACTAAGTGGTTCAATGAGGCAGATGACAAGATCGAATTTTTGAATGAATTAAGAACATTTATTAGCAGCCTATCACCGCAGAAGAGCCAACCAGTCGATAGAATTCTTTGGGTGCCAGTAGATATAGTACAGGCAAACGATTATAATCCTAACTCGGTAGCTAGTATAGAAATGGAGTTGCTATATGTTTCAATCTCACACGATGGCTATACTCAGCCGATTGTAACAGTATACGATAAGGAGCTAGGCAAATACATCATTGTTGATGGGTTCCACAGATATTTTATAGCAAAGACTAAGGCAGATATTTCTAAGCGGATAAATGGTAGGATCCCTATAGTAGTGATAGATAAAGACATTACCGAGAGGATGGCGTCTACTGTAAGGCATAATAGAGCCAGAGGAAAGCATATGGTAACAGGAATGTCTAACCTCGTATTCCAGATGCTCGATAATGGTATGAGCGAGGCTGAGATATGTCAAGAATTAGGCATGCAGCCAGAGGAAGTTCTTAAGCTAAAACATATTACTGGCTTCTCTAAGCTATTTGAGAACGCTGAATACTCTAAGGCTTGGATGACAAAATACCAGATTAGACAGAAAGCTAAGATGCAGGAGAATAATAGTGAACAACGAGAACCTAAGGCCTAAGAAAATCTCAAGCACAGAAGAAGCGAAGAGGCTTCCGCATGAATGAGCAGAACCTTATTCCTACTTCGCAGCGCAGCAAGAGCGAAGCTAGAGAACTGGGCTCAAAAGGAGGCAAGGCGTCGGCAAAAGCTAGGCGAGAGAAAGCTGCTATTTCAGAGATGTATGCACGGCTGCTTGCTAAGAAAACGAAAGTGGTTATCGATGGAAAGCCCGCAACAGGGCTTGAACTATTAGAGCAGGTTGTTACGCAAATATTAGTGAAAGGGTCAGATTCAGCGAAGATTGCATTGATAAAAGAAATCAGGGAGACAACGGAAGGGAGTAAGGTGGCTATTACTGGCGACCTGCCGCGTATTGTGATTGAGGTTCCCGAGGCTGACGATGACTGAATATCGGCACCGCCTGACGCAACCGCAGGCGAACGTATTTCGCTCCCCTGCTCGCTTCCGCTTATTAAACGCAGGGCGACGCTTCGGAAAGACCCACCTGGCCGTGCTGGAACTGATAAACGCGGCAGTCAATAAACCTGAATCCGTGAACTGGTATGTCGCTCCCACCTATCGGCAGGCCGATCAGATTGCATGGGCAAAGCTCAAGGCCCTGTTGCCGCCCGAGTACATATCGAAAAAGGACGAAGGCGACCTGTCTATTATTTTGCCGAACAAGTCAATTATCGCCCTACGCGGCGCGGACAATCCCGATTCATTGCGCGGCCCTGGCCTTGACTTTGTGGTCTTCGATGAGGCGGCATTCCAAAAGCAGGAAGCGTGGACGGAAGTAATTCGCCCCTCGCTTTCCGATAAGCTCGGTTGGGCTCTTTTTATTTCCACGCCATCGGGTTATAATTGGTTTTATGACCTATTTTCTGCCGCACAAGGCCGGGCG